GCAAGTTGGTGTAGTCATCGCGGTTGAGGCGAGACATGGTGACTTCGGTTGAGTTGTTGCCCACGTAGAACTCGGCCACGTTCAATGTGCCGCCAGAGGTTTCTCTCATGCGGTAATACTGTGCAGTCACGCCGGGATCAATGTCGTACCAAAGCCATTGGCCGCTCACCCATTGGGTGACGCCAGTGTCCACCAGCGTAGACCATGTTGAGCCATCGCTGGACGTCTCAAGCAGAATGTGAAAACTGCCAGACGTCGCAGGCAAGATGCCGATTGAGCCAGCATAGATTGGGTTGTTTTGGCCGTAGTTGACGCCGATGTAGCCATTGGGCGATGTCTGAGCGTCAGAGGTCAAGACGTTGTTGTCAAAGGCCAAACCTGTCACGCCCGAAGACGAGAAGTAGGCTCCGCCAGCGGCTGGCGTGGGGCGCGTCATCCATCGATAAAGCGCGTTCAAGACGTCTACACCACCCACGGGAAGCAGGTATTCGTATTGGTCTGGATTGAGGCCATAGACCTGCTTTTTGATAGCGAAGTATTGGATGCCTTGGTTGATCAAGTTGCTCAAGATCAAAAACAGCGACTGCTTGGCGCTTTGAACTTGCTCAACCGACAATTCTTCCGCCAGCTTTCCAGAGCGGCGCGCGCCGTCATCAATCAAGTTTTGGACGGTGACGACTGTTTGCCCAACTGTGCCGCTATAAGCCATTTTTTACCTCACCAACCAGAGCATTTCCAGCGTTTGAGTGACGCCTTGGCACGCTCTGCATCGCCTTTTGAATGTTCGACCACGCCCGACATCCGAGCGCAGAAGCTGTCTTTTCGAGCACCGCCTTGGGGCTGTGGTGCTTTTAGGTGCGAACCTGTTTCACGATTGTACTTTTCCCGCCCTTTTTGGGTGAGTCCTGCACCACGAGAGGCTGGCAACTTCTCGCCGCGGCCAACAGCCAGCGACACGCCGCCGTCCTTCATCTTCACGGTCTTTGCAGACTCCTTGAAGGCGCTGGCGGTGGGCGCACCCTTGCTGCCGGGCTTGCGCATCTTCTCGCCCGAGCCGTGAGCGATACGCTCTTGCTTGGCGTGAATGTTGGCATAGAGGCCGTTCTTAGCCATTACCAACACCCTTTGTGCTTGCTGCTGGTTTCGTGGGTCGTGATGTGGCCGCCGTGAGCTTTCTTGGCATGGCGCTTCACCGAATATGCAATTGCCACGGCTTGCTTTTGGGGTTTTTTTCCTTGTACAATCTCGGTGCGGATGTTTTTCTCAAACGCTTTTTTTGAAGGACTATGTATGAGTGGCATGACACGCTCCAGAGTGAAATATGAAAAATTTTGCAAACATTGCAAAAAACAATTTTTTGTTCCCCAATACAGAAAAGATACTGCTTTGTTTTGCGGAAAAAGTTGCATGGCATTGTCTGCCAGAACTGTTAAAAAAACAACTTGTGAAGTTTGCAACACAATTTTTGAACACATTGCAAGTAGAGCAAACAAAGCCAAATACTGTAGTCCAAATTGTTACCACACAGCAATGAAAAGCAAAGGCACTGTTGAATACACATGCCTCCATTGCAAAACAAAATTTCTTTCTGCTCCGTCCAAAAAAAGAAAATATTGTTCGCGTGCTTGTATTAACAAATCTGCACTTGAAAACTGGCAAGCCAATTTTAGTACTGTCAGAAAAAATATGAAAAAAAGAGGTTTGTTGAATGCGTGTTACAAATGCGGATTTGATGCAAACGTCCAAATTCTTGGCGTTCACCATAAAGACCGCAATAGATTGAATAACAGCATGGAGAACTTGGAAGTTCTTTGCCCAAACTGTCATTCGATGGAACATGCCAAACATATTTGTCATGGTTTTACTGAGTAGTGCATCTCTGCTTCCACGTTGTGCGAGAAAGCCTTTTTGGATTTGGACTTGGTCAAAGGCATAATCAGTTACCGGGTTGGGTTGTCAAGGTGGAGTTTTGCACCAAGTAGCCACCAATAAACACGCTCACACCACCGTTGATACCACCACTGTTGGTTTTGGCTTGCCACTGCAAGTCAGTACCTTGTGGGAATGGAATTGGGGTCGTGTAAGGAATGTTAAAGAAGCCAGTCGAGAAGGGTGAAATTTGAGCTTGTTGAGTGTTTTGGTTGTGTGGGATTGAGTACCCATTCAAGTTCAAAACCGATGGCAAGTTGTAAATTTCCTGCGTTTGAAATAGCACCGCTTGGTTGGCCAATGTGCTGTTGGCTTGCGTCAATGTTTGATAGAACGTGTATCCGTTTGGAACGGTGTACACAGCCATTTGAGACTGACCAAAGCCCGGATTGATGTAACCATAGGTGGTGGTGCTGACCTTGGCAGTAATGGTGCCTACGTTCGCGCCATTGGTGTAGTACAAGCCATTCACGCGCAGGTACGATTTAGCAGACACTACGTTAGAAGTGCCCGTCAGTGTAATCGTTTCCGACTGCAAGTTGAAGTTGCTATCCAAGCCTGAAATAAACACCGCACCAGTGTCGGATGCGCTGGTACTGACCAGTGTCAGTGTCGAGGCATTGGACAGGTATGTGTAATTGTTTTGCGTGGCGTTATTCGCGCCTTCCCAAATTGTTTGTGGGGTCGTTGTGTTGCCAATACTGTTGCTGTAACCAAAGATTGCTATTTGCTGGTGACCTGCAATTTGACCCCGTGAAACTTGCAAGTCAAACGGCTCATATTGACCGCCACGGGTAACTGAAGAGACGATTCCATTGCTCATGATAATTCCTCAAAAAAGCAGGGGCGCGAAGCCCCCGCTTGGTTTAGCAGACTTTGCCGCCGCGCTTTTTGTTGGGTGCAACCGTGACCGATTCCTTGGTCTTGGTCACCGCGCCGGGTGTCGATGGTGAGCCAGTGAGGTAACTCTTGGCCTTTCCATACAACTCCTTAGCCATGCTCAAGGGGTTCATGGCTTCTTCGAGTTCACGACTCGCTTTGTCCGAAACACCTTTTGCATCAACATTGCCGCCTACGTCTTTGTGAACCTTGCCACCTTTTTTGAAAGTGCCAGATTGCAAGCTGTTGGCCACGGGTCGGCTGACGAAGTGACGGGGCATTTTTACTGCTTTACCGTCATCAACGACATTACCGCCCGTGGCGAAGTGCTTTTTTGCGTGGCCGCCGTGTTTGTAACCACCAGCATTGGCCTCGCGCACACCACCAGTCATGCGGTTTTTAACGCCGCCTGTAGCCGTGTCAGCGGCACGCTCTTCCCAATCGCCACCTTCGTATGTGTCGCCCTTCAAATGGCCTTCACGCATATTTTTTTCGGTTGCGGCGGGGATAGCTCCACCTGTTGCTTTGTGATGCTTCTTGGCGTGTCCACCGTGCTTGTAGCCGCCTGCATTGGACTCTTTGATGCCGCCAGTGCCGTGCGCTTTGTCGCGCTTGGCTTGGTGCATCTCGGTGTTCAAGTAGTCGTGCTCGTTGCCTTCGATAGTGCCGTGCATTTTGATCTTGCCTTTATTGACTTTCTCGTCAGTATCAGCAGGAATTGCGCCACCAGTTGCCTTGTGGTGCTTGTGGGCATGGCCGCCGTGCTTGTAGCCAGCGGGTTTGTCCTCCTTGATCACGCCAGTGCCATGGTGCTTGTCGTGCTTTTGGCCGTCAACCACTTTGGTCTTCTCGAATTTCTTCGCGTTGCCCTTGATGGTTGTTTTGGTTTCGTCACGATCAATCGCGCCGCCAGAGGCTTTGTGATGAATTTTGCCGCCGTGCTTGGCGTGAGCCTTGCCACCGTGTTCGGCATCCTTCATTTTTTCGTGGTGCTTCAGTTCTTTTTCGACCTTGTGCAATTCTTTCTCGACCTTGCCGCCCTTAGCGTACTGGTTGGGATTCATTGCCTTGCGGCGCTCAGACATAGAAGGCTTGCTGGGGGCTTTGCCGTGCTCAGACTCGAAAGCCTCGTGAGCGCCGTGCATCATGCCGCCAGCAGCGTGGTGCATCGACTTGTGGCCGTGCTCCTCGTGGTGCTTGGCGTGAACCTTGCCACCTTTTTTGAGTTTCAGAATAACTGAAGGCTCATCGGTCATCATTTTGACCATTGGTTTGAATTGACCCATTGTGGCCTCCTATTAGGCTTGAGTTACGCCAAGAGCACCAGTGCGAGTTGCAGTGGGACCTGTGGCAATACCGGGCAAAGCAATCACAACCACCAAGCGTTTCACGCCGTTTGTAGCGGTGGAAGGCAGGTAAGTGCCTCGCACGTCGCCAGTGGTCGATGTAGCGGGTGTGGTCATGTCTGCGGCAGTGAATGTGCCTGTATCGTTTGCAAGGGTGTTGTTCCAACCCACGCGAACCATGTAGCCAGCATCAAATGTGCGCAATGGCAAGCCAAGGATATCAGTTGTGCCGACAGTAATTGCCACGGGCAATGCGCCGCTGATTGCAATGCTGGAGATTTGGTAGAACGCTTTTTTGCCAGAGACGTTAGCCACGGCAGAAGAGGTTGTACCAGTTGCAATCACTTCGGTCATTGGTTGGCCGTAGTAGTCGTAACCAGACACCGTCAAGTTGCGGCTTGTGCTGATGGTGCCAGAAGCGGTGGTTAACTGAACAGCGCGTGCGACGTCCAATTGGATCACTGTGGTACCGTCTGTGCGAACAACAGACTTGGCAGAGGTACCAGCAGTCAGCGTCAAGTTGCCAGCAGCAGCAGGGGTCTGCGAAGCGGCAATGTTTGCTGTTTGCAATGTTTGTGGAACCATGTCCCAAACGTACTCACGACCCAAAGGACCAACGCCAACTTCCATTGGTGAAGGATCGCCGAGGCCAGAGTTGCCAGAGGCAGTGATTGTGATCGAACCAGTGGCTGACGAAGAAGCACTCAAGTTGTAAGTGCCTGTGCCGCCTGCACCAGTGCCGAAAGAAGTGATGTATGACCCAGCAGTAATGCCAGTGCCAGACACGAATTGGCCGAGAACCAAAGAGTCACCAGAGTTCATGGCTGTCACAGTCATGACCGTGCCAGTCACCGAACCAGTGATCACCGCTTCAGAGTTTGTGTTGTTTGTACCAATGTAACCTTGGGCAGTACCCAAGAATAGGTCATCGCTAAATTGAGGCATTTTTTTCTTCCTTGTGGCTTGAACCACTCAGGGTTTAAAAAAAGGGCTGGCTTTTTAGACCAGCCCTGTTTGGATTACATACCCGGTGTGCCGTAGGCGCAACGTGGGTCTGTGTAGCCGACATCGTAACGCTCGGTCGCTTTGTAGCGCATAGAGTCGGTTTCGAAGTCGCCTTCCATGGTTTTTTCCAGACGGCGGCGCATCAAGAGCTTGAAGCCCTCGGGAGCGTCGGTCTGCACCCACCATGCGGTAGCGCTAGTCAAACGGCTGATCACGGCAGCGCCTTCGTCCAACAAACCAATGGATTTCACTGGGTTGATGTCGTTGTTGGCGTTACCAGTGCGCAGCACTGATTTCAAGAGCACTTCAGCTTGGAAGATGTTGCCCGGAGCCACCACCAATTGGCGGGGAACCAAACGGATGCGTTTGCCGTTGTTGTCAACAGCTTGGCGGATTTGAATCAGCATTTGTTCCAAAGAAGTTTGGGACAAGACAGCGGCGGTAGCCAACTGGTTGCTGAAAGTGCCGTTCACGATGGGGTGAGCGGTGTTGATCAAAGACACACCGTCGCCGCCGGGGTAGGCACTGTTGAAGGCGGTATTGAGCACGTTGGCTGACAACAGTTCTTTGGTTTCCACCAAGGATTGTGCCAAGTGGCGTGCATAGACTTGACCCAAACGGATGTGATCACCGTCCTCAACCAACACTTTGGTCAAAGCGAAGGCCAAGCCATACACTTTGTACACATAGCGTTTCAAGAACAGGACACCACCTTGTTGGTAAGTCACTGGAGTACCGTCAGGCAACTGAGGAGCTGCACCGAAACCGTACAAAACGGGTTCTTCGTGGTAGTTACGTGGAATGCCGTCTTCTTCGCGGAACACACGGCTCCACTCGTCGGCACGTTGGTCATAGACTCCGTCGAAACATTCGTTGAGGATTGGCTCAACAATCGAACGGAAGTCCGTACTGCGCATTGGGGCTGCCATTTTCTAGCTCCTTGTGTTAGACAACTGCCGTAGTGGCGGCTGTGAATTGGGTGTAAGACATGGTGGCTCGAACGATCACATAAGCGTCGCCCCAGTTGTTGTCCGGATAAGGTGCGATGTCAACCACGCGCATTTGGCCTTGTGCACCGTTCGTTTGAGCGGATGCAATTGCCAAAGTGGCTTGCGACAGACCAGTGGTTGTTGAACCAGCGGTGATGTTGCTGAAGTTGAACTCGTTACCAATGGCGGTTTGAGTCAAAGTACCGTCCATCTGGATTTCATACACGATCAGGGGATCGTTGTAGAAATAGGCCACGATGGCAGTGCCAGCAGTGTTTGCAGGCCAGTAGTTCGACACGCGACGACGACCAGTCACATCAGTCCACTCAACACCGTCGAACGCGCCAGCGACTTGGTAGCCAGAAGTGGCAGCCGAGTTGCCGGGTGTACCAGCGGGGATGATAGTGCCGTTAGCAGCACCAGTGGAACCGACCGTGGCGGCGGTTGTGTACGTGATTGGTTGGCCCTTCAAAATGTTGACGGCCAAACCAGAAGTGATACCGTTAGCCAGCGCCTGAGCGCGATCCAGACCAGAAGGGTGGAACGCAGGACGCAAGCCAAACGGAGCAGAGGTTGCACTCATAAAAAACTCCTAGAGGTTAACCCGAAAATACGGGCGTTTTGCTTGGTTGTTTATCAATACTGCCAATTCCCTCGCCCTCGACATCTACAAGTCGTCTGCCGTTGCTGTCGCGTGTACCTTGGAGACTTTCCAGTTGAACACGGATTTTGTCCGCTTCTTCTTGAGGTTTGTCATGGTGATGATGCGCCATAACCTCTTGGTAAATATCCATCGGCAACTTGAACAAAAGCATTTCGTTACAAGAGATAAACCCAGCATGTTCACCAGACTTCACGCGATAATTTTCATAGCCGGGCAACTCATCCGATTTAACGGGAACGTAGCCAAGGCGAATCCTTTTATCAATGGAGTCGTAACTGTTGGTTGTCGAAAGCCAGCAAAGATGCCACCCATCCATGTTGGGCAGCTTTGGCAATGCTGATTGCGTCCACTCCTCGCTCCACATCTTTCGACGTTCCTGCGCAGAAATGAACTGATCTTCAGGCGCTGCGTGGGATGCTTCCCCGTTAGAACGGTCTTGACGACCACCAGCGTTGAGAGATTTTTTAAGGCGTGAGTCCATGATTAGTTCTCCAAGTATTAGTTGCGGTTTTGACGGTCGTATTTGATGAAATTTTCAATCATCTTGGCTTTGCGTGCGGGGTTTTCCCACGCGCCAGCATCTTTCATTGCCTTGACTCGTTCGGGAGTCAAAACGAACTGGGAGCGGTTGCTGCCCCCAAATGATGCTGAAGCCTCACGACCAGAACTTGCCACAGTGTTCCTCGGTTTCCTAACGTCTGAATTGACGTCTGTGTTTGCATTGTAGCGGTGTGGCAACGCTTTTTGCAAGCGGCTGTCGAGTTCTTTCCAATAATCTGGATCGGCAGCGTCCCACCCTTCAGCGATCAGTGCTTCATCATGCTTTTTGGCAATCAGAGAATCACGATCCGTGGCGTTGGGGTTGAACCAACTATTGCGTCGCGTCCAATCTGCGGCATGACGTTGCACTTCGGGGTCGGGCAGTTGGACGTCATCGCGCTGTTGGGGTTGTTGGCGCTGTTGTTGCGTGGCGTTGCGCTTGATTTGGTTCAATTCAGCAATTTCTTGCTTGGCTTGATCCAAAAGTTCTTGCGCTTCGACCATTGAATGGCCGTCATTGCTGCTCACGGCTTCGGCCAACTTCATTTTGGCGTATTCGTACTTGACTTGGCTGTCTTCAATGCCTTTGTCAATGCGTGCAAGGTCGTTTTGGCGCGTGCGGTCTTCCACACTTGCCAAGCGGCGCTTGAACTCTTCGTTTTCGCGCTGAAGCTGCTGCAATCGAGCGTCTTTTTCCTCGTTTGTCTTGCGAATCAGGTCTTTTTTGGCGCGGCGGCGGTTGCGCTTGGCCGCACGGAGTTCTTCACCATCGTCTGGATGGTCTGCATCTTCGTCAACCGTAGTATTACTACGATTTTCATCGGTGCTTGAGGCTTCGGAGGCCTGTTCGGTGTCATCGGGCAAGAAATTTTCGGGCAAATCAATGACGGCTGAACCGTCAGATGCCTCGGAAATTTCCATTTCGACGGGTTTTTCTTTGTTCGTGGACATTGCGTTCCCTTGTTAGATGAAAACTTTGAATGAAAGTGGGTCGTCAGTCACCTTGCCAATGATTTCGTGGTCATTGAGGATCATGAACAGTGCTGGTTCTTCCTTGTCTTCGCCCGGAACAACTCGTTCCCAGCGATCACCGCCCCAGCGCGGCACGCGCAAGTAGTCGCCCACCTGCGCCCAAGTGCCTTCAGCCCACGGCTGCATGGTGTCGCGGTTTTTGAAGGCCAATGGTCCAAGCGCAACGACTCGGCCAATGGTGTTTTGCCACTTTTCATTCTCTTTGACCTCTTCGGTGAGGATCAATTTCAAGTTCCCAACCTTCATGTCTTTTTGGATGCGGCGAAGCTGCACCAAGACTCGTGCGCCCAACGGAGCAATGCCGGGGCTTACGTCAGGGAACGCCCATGCCAAGGCGGCAGGGTCGCAAACGCCATCGCTACCTGTTAAGGTTTGAATTGGCTCTCTATCACTCATAGTCACACTCCTTAAACACCATATTGCAGGTGCATCGTTTAAGCGCTTTTCAGCGCGGCCTCAGCCCCAAGGATTAGGGGCTTATTCTTTGTTTTCTTCTTCGTCCGCCATACGGTCATACGAGTCAAGGACGTATTTCAGCCCTTGCGCCTCGCCCACCATACGCTGGTACGCCTCAAACGTGACGGCATTGCCTGCCATCAGCGATTGCGCAATCTCTTGCTGGCGAACCTTGATCACATGGATCAGTTGTTCAATCATTTATTTTTTTTGCCCATGCTGGACAAACCGCCTTGGGCTTTTTTGCCCGAGTCCTTCATGGCTTGGCCGTTGACGGGCGCACCTTGTGCAAGGCGTTTGTGTTGAGGCACATTGATGCCCTTTTGTTCTTGATCAGACGTTGCCATTTTCGGCTCCTTGAGGTTGTGCAGCGGGTGCTGCGGGTTGTTGCATGGCCGCTTGTTGCAGGTTTGCGTCCTGCGTCATAGCGTGCTTCTGCAAATCGTTTGCTTGCTCTGCGCCGTGCATCTGCAAAGCGTTTTGTTGTGCCGAATGCTCTTGGATTGCTTGGCCTGTGATCTTGGCGTTCTCAATGGCGATCTTGGCCGCAATCTCTTTGTCGTGCTCGGCGGACGTGGCGGCGATCTTGGCCTGCGCCTCTTGCGCGCGCTGGGCATCTGCCTGAGCTTTGCGCTGAGTCTCCGCCATGCTGGTGTCTTTGACGACCTGCGCGTCGGGCGGCAACTGGCCTTGAGCAGCCTGAGCCTTTTGCTGGGCTTGTTGGATGATCTTTTGGAAGGCTGGAATGAACTGGCTGAACACTTCCCCCGTATCAAGCAATACGTGGCCTCCAACGGTCGTGTAGAGCTTGTCAATGGTCGCCGTCATGGTCGGGTCTTCATAGTTGTCCACGGGCTTGCCGCGGTTGGCTTTAGCCACGTAGCCATTGGAGCGGTTCAAGTACCACAGCGTCATGTGTTGCTTGATGTGCTCAATCAAGTTGTTGAGGTAGTTCGGGTCGGCAAACGGCGACTGACCCAAGAATGGGTTGAGGCCAAACTGCAAGTGATCTTGGATGTGCGCAATGTGATCTTGCTGCATGTAGGCATAGGACGGCTGACCCAGCAACATGGCGGCGTTCTCGTCGGCACTGGTGCGCTGTTCGGGCGCAGGCGTGTCCTTCATCAACTCGTTGATGTTTGGCACTTTCATTTGCTTCAGGAAGCGCGACATCACCGCTTGCATATTGAACTGCTCGGGGTGCTTCTCGGCCAGCGCCAACACAGCTTGGTTTTGAGCCATGCGCTGGGTTTCGCTGAAGATGTGCGGGTCGGATACTGGCACAACATCGGTGTTGCGTGCAAAGTCTTCGCGGTTGATTTCCAAGTCGGCAACAATTTCGCCTTTTTGCATCTCGTCCAAGTGCCAGCGGTTCAAGCGGCAAAGGATTTTGAGCACACGGGCTTGGGACTCGTGCAAACGTGCGTGGATGGCGCTGAACACCGCCGCGCCTTGCTCAATCAGAGCTTGGGTTGTGCCTACGGGCGCGTTGTTGCTGATGTCGGCAATCTTCTCTTCGCTGGTGCTCACCACGCCTTTGGCCGCAGTGTCCAGCCAGCCAAGCAACTCAAACAGCACTTGGCTGGGCGGATTGAACGGCATGGGCATGGCGATCTGGCGGATGTCATTCACGCCGGGTGCGCCCTCAATCTCCACGATCTGCGTGACGTCAACTTGTTGGCTTTGGCCGCTGATCTTCGCTCCTTTGAGCTTGAGCATGGTCGCCGCGTTGTTGATGTGCGCGGAGTCTAGAAGAGCACGTAGAGCGCCAGTAAGAGCAGCAGATAGGCCACCGATAAGATGAGGCAGACCAATAGCATAAGCACCCCTCCAAGGGATAAATTTGAACTCGACGATCCAGTCCAGCTTGGACATGGTTTTATCTGTCTCTTCCCAGTTGCGATACAGGCCAAGGACTTCGTTGTCCAACTCATCAATCATCAAGATGTAGGGAGCCATCTTGCCCTTGCTGTACTTGTCGTCTTCAAGTTCCAGCCAAGTGTAGATGTGGTAGACCTTGCGCACGCCATCTTCGTTGTCTTGATGGTTGCGGCCTTCGATCTTGTTGTTGGCCTGCTCGGGCTTGGTTGGGTCGGGCGTCTGCGTGGCGCGGATCACGTCCACGTCTTTGTACATCCCGCTGTCAATGCGGCGATTGAACTCCCAATGGGTGATTTCGTGCACTTCAGTGGCGCGCTGGGCGGTGTAGAAGTTGCTGGCCGCAAAGGGAATGATCACACGGTCGATTGGCAAGAACTCCACGCATGGGCGCTTCTTCTCTTCGTCAAACCACAGCTTGAAATACTGTGAGCCGCCCAAAGGCAACTGAGTGAGCAACTGCTCTTGTTCGTCGCGGAACTCTTCGATTTGCTCGGTCAACTGCCAATTCATAAAGTCGCGCTTGCGCTCTGAGCGCTCGGACTTGATGTCATCCATCTTGCCGATGATCTTGGTGCGCACTGGGCCGTCTGGCGGGAACATCTCTTTGATGGCGCGCGCGGCGAAGTCCACACAGCCTTCAGCCATGGCGGGGTGCACAACTTTGGATGCGCCCATGAAGGTTGCGCCACCGGGGGCATCGTTGCCCATGCCAGTGCGCTTGAGGCCTTCTTCATACTTCTTGTCGCGCTCTTCGCGTGCGTCTTTGTCTTTTTGCACCAAGTCGATGTAGCGCATACCCAATGACATCAACTTAAACTGGTCGTACTCTTCGGCCATGTTTTGGTAGAAGTCGGGACTTTCTTCGGGGCCTTCGTCCACTAAATTGACGATGGCACTGCCGTCCGGCATCTCTTGGATGTCGGTATCAATGTCGGGCATTGTGACGTTGGCGCTGCCGTCCTCGTTCTCTACGATTTCGGGTTGGTTCAGTTCGTCCATCATTTAGCCTTCTTCTTTGAATTTCGTGTTAAAGCAAGACGCATAGTGTCGAGATTATCCGTCACTTTGCCGCCTTTTTTGTAGCCCTCTTTTTGCAACCTTGTCAAAAACTTTTCGTTTAAGTGTTGCGAAGGCGTGTTGCGCGTCAAGTCCATGAAGCCCAGCTTGCGGCCTTTGGTTTTTTTGATGTGCTCATGGAACTCTGGCAGCATCAGTTCTTTGGGTACTGGGTGGAACATCTCACCCAAGTCCTCGCCGTGCAAGACGTGCGGGAAGGCAGGGTGCAGTTCAGGTTGGTACGAACGCACGCCACTCAACTGAAACAAGCGTGGGCCGATTGCGTGAGTCGGTGCACCAAGCAACTCAGGCTCGGTGGTTTCTTTCACGGTCTTGTCGTAGTTGATGATCTGGCCTTTTTTACCGCCCACCCCAAGCCCACCCATTAAGTTTGCCATCTCGCGGCGCTGGTCAAAGGTGTTGAGGTTCTTGAAAAAGTTTTTGTTGGCGATGTTGTCATTGCCCTCAAAGTATCTTTCGCCCATGTTGTTGGCTAACGATGCCAGCTTGGCGTTGATGGCGTCGCGCAGTTCGGGCGTCATCTTGCCAGCCTTGATCGCCGCCTTAAATTGCTTGAGCAGCAAATCAAACACCATTTGGTTTGATGTGTGCTGCTCTGGCGCGCCAAGCAGGGTTGACCAGAGCACATTGCCTTCAGGATGCGCTCTAGTTGCGTTGACCATTTTGGATGCGGCCATTGGCGAGTTCACACCCCATGCCACGCCCTTGTAGTTTGGGTCAACGTGCTGCAAGGACGAGAAGCCCGGACCTCCTAAGAAGCCCTCACCCACCTTGGTGCGGTCGGATTGCGTCACCTTTAGGTGTTTGCCTTCATGCTTGCCCAGCACCTCGGAGGCCTTCTTTGCCTCGGGCTTGTACTTGGCCGACATCTCTCTGCGCATATCTTCCACCGAGGGCTGTCCACCAACCTTCAAGCCTTGGGGCTGGGGCGGCCGCATGGCGTTCAAGGCTTGGCCTTGGCGCGTCATCTGCAAGATGTTGCTGGGCGGCTGCTGCGCGGGGCTGGATGCGCCTGCGCTGGGCGGCATTCCACCTTGAGGCTGGCCTTGAGGTTGACCTTGCTGGTTCTTGGTTGGGTCGAGGTTGGGCTGGGCTTGCATCAGTTGCATACCGGGCTGCATGGTGTTCATGTCCACGCCGCCCATGCCGTCTTGTCCGCCTTCGTTGATGTACGCCTTGGTGTCCAAGTTTGGCGCTTCGTCCGCGCCCACTGATTGCAATTCACTTGACGGGATTGCCAACTTGTTTTGCATCAGCGCTGTGCGCATTTGATTGACCGAGGGCTGCACCGTGCCGCCCATGGCTTTGTGGATCATCCCGCCTGATTTGTACAGCGGCAAGCCGTTTTTGAGAATGTCTTGACGCATTGGCTCGGTGATAGGGAAGTGATGCACTGCTACTGTTTTGGCTGGATGAACAATCGGCTCAGGGAAGTGCCCAATGCCCGGTGCGGC